TCTTTTATAGGGTCTTTTTATTTTTTGAGAATATTCAGCGTACTCCCTCGCCCGGTTTCGCCCCTTGTCAATCCCCCTCCGGGGGTGTACCCACAGCCACGCAGAAGCCCACAGAACGCCCGGAACGCCGCCGGAGTACATCAACCCACACCAGCAAATAAAACGCCGTAGAACACCCACAGAACGCCCCACAGCATACACCAGCACGAACCGCCCAAACACCGCACGAACCGAAGCACCGACACCGAACCCGGGCGGTTATTCAAGATTACACTTTACAGCAACCCGGACGAAGTAGCCGCCCACAGGGTAGCCCCAACGGAGACCCACAGACAGCCCCACAAAGAGCCGGAACGCCGCCGGGGTGTAATGGGGTAGCCCTATAGATAGAACCGCCCACAGCGGCGCACAGGCGGCACAGAGGGCAACAGAAAACGCCCCGAGCCGAAGCCCGGAGCGTTGCGCCTTATTTATTCATTTTCAACAGGTCAGCAAAGACCACGAACGGAAAAATTAAAATGCAAAGTAAAATCAAATCTTTTCACCCCCTTATTGAACCGTAAAACGGCGGTACGTTGTCGGGGTGCTGTACTCGGTGAATAAATCCGGGTACACTTTACGGAAGCCGGAAGAATCGAACCGGGACGAAGTAACCGCCTTGTATGTCGCTTTACTCGCTCCCTCTGTGACCGTCTCCCGGTCTCCCATGATTGCGAGAATGTCGGCTTTTATGCTGTCGTTCATCGCTTCCAACTCCTCAATCAATCTTTTGTTTTCTCTGTACTCATTGCACAGCTTTTCAAATGCGCCCATAGTGTCAACCTCCTATATATCTATAATCGTACTGCGTGACCGTTCCCAGCGTTGCCGCCGTGGGTGCTTCCCCTGTGAATCTGTCAACCTCTCGAACCGGGATATAAAACGCCGTATAACGCCCGGTTTCATTCCCTCGAATGTTGTAGAACTCGAAAGCGTTCAATGCTTCCTCGAATGTTGCGGCGGCTTTGCCGCTTATGCTGGTTTCCGGGTGGTAAGGGTAGCCCGGGCGAAGATTCACCGGGCAAAGCATAACCCGAAGACCGTTGTTATAAGCTCGCCGGGCGGCTTTCTTGTCTATCCGCTGGAAGGTGTAGCCGCCATCTGTGAACGTGTATTTTTTCATTCTTCCTCGTCCTCCTCTCCCTCGTGGGCTTCGTTGAAATCGTCCTCAATTTCTTCAAGAGCGGCGGCGATACACTCGCCTAACAGGTAACAACGAATTGTTACGTCTGCGGCTTCCGCTCCGTGGGTGATTAAGTAATCTGCACCGCTTCCGAACTCCTCGAGAGCTTCCCCGAGTAAATCGAGGTTGTGACAAATGTTTTCTTCTGCTTCGTAGGTGTTGAACGTGTACGAGCCGGAAGCGTTCCCGGTCACGCTGTCTTCTGTGAAAAGAACCTCGTTCAAATGCTCCTCCAACTCCTCGAGGGTGTCGAAATCCTCGAAATTGATTTCATTGTTGATGTATTCTAATACATCGTCCTTCACTGCTTCTCTGTAATCATACATAATTTTTACCTCCGTTTATCTGATTAAGATTGTTTCTTGTCTCTTTCTGATTGTATAATAACACTTTCAAGATAACTTGTCAACACTTTTCGGATAAAAATTTATCTCTTTTGTGTTGCCGTTATCAACCGACCGGAACGAGCCACCAACCAGCCCGGAAGAGCGGCGGCGATTTCGTCCATATAATCAGCGGTACGCCTGTTTTCTTGCCAACTGTCGGCGGCTGTCTGTCTGCCTGTGCCGCTTCCGTCTCCCTCGTATACTGTAATCAGAAGGGCGGCGGCTTTCTGTGCGGCGAGCTGTACAACCTCACCCCGGGCGGCTTCGCTGTCGATAACATTCAATACATTTGAAATCACCGCCACATCATAAGACCCGGCGAGAACTGCGGCGTTATGTTCCGGCGTTCTGTTGAAGGGGTCATATATAGAAACCGTAGCACCGTAAACCCGGGCGGCTTCCTGTGCGGTATCGAATCGACCGCCGCCGATGTCAACAACCGTTTTCCCGGTCATAACGTCAACCGCTTTCGGCATACTGTAAACCGCCGGGGCTTTTCTGCTGTTTATGCTGGTCTGTCTGCTGGTGAATCTCTGTTTCATAATGTCAACCTCCGTTTATCCTTTTTGTGTTGGTTTTTATCTCTCTATGATTACAAGGTAGCACAAAAAAGATAAAATGTCAATACGAAAAGATAAAAATTTATCTTAAAAAGATTGAAAATTGCATTATATAGGAAGAAACAGCAACAGCCACCAGCAGACCGCCGCCCGGGGTGCATTTTGCTTTATTGCACTAAAGAGATAAAGAGGTGAGTGCCGTGTACGGCTGATTTTCTGAAAATTTTCGTGAATTTTTGCATAGAAAAAGCCCCGGGAAATCCCGGAGCAGTTTCATAGTCGATAGTCGAAAGTCGATAGTCGAAAGTCGATAGTCGGAAAGTCGGGGCGTGGGCGAAAGTCGCTTAGTCGCTCGTGTCCTCGTCAGAGTTGCTTGCTGAAAGTCGCTTCTGTTGGTCGCTTGCAATGTAGCGTTCTCTGATTTCATCAGCGGAATAGTCGTTGTCGTTCTGCTGGTTCGGTGTGAGAACGTACTCAGTCTTGTCTTGGTAGCCATAGTTGTTCTTGCCGAGGAAGATACCAGCTACCGGGTTGACCTTGCCGGAGTTCATGTAGGATTCCCACAAATTTTCGAGCAAAAAGTACGCCTTTTTAATGGTGTCAGTCACGCTCGGCGGCAACGTGCTATAATTTCCACGCCCACCCAACGGAGCGTCATGTGTAATAGCCCACAATGTCTGTCTGCTCATGCCGTTCAACGCCATAGCCATACCAGCAACAGTCGGTTTCATATCAGCGTTCGCATACAACGCAAAATAGTCGGAAAGTCGTTGCTGAACCTCCGATTCACTTTCCATATCAATGTTTGGCATATTGAACAGTGCCATGTTGACACTCAAGAACTTCGCATTGTCCCCAGCGTCAAGGTTGAACCCATTCGTACCAATCACAGGAGAGTTGCCACCCCTCGGCTTACCTTTCTTCTTAGGCTTCGTCTCTTTCTTTCCAGTAGTCGTAACGGCTTTCGTTCCGACAGTCTCCTCGCTGGAAACAGTCTCCTTAGTCGCAACAGTCTCCTCGGAACTGTCTGCTAACAGCTTATCTATATCCATTTCAGTCTCCTTTCTTCTTATTCTTATTGCAGTAGTAGAAGTAGTTGAAAATCGGTTTTTGCGTGTAACTTTTATATATAGGGAATTTTCTATATAGAGGAAGTTACACGCAATACCTCAAGAACAGCTACTTTAACTACTGTAATAATAAGAATAACTCGTTCTTATGAAAAGATTGTTTTTCAATCCTTTTCAGATAGTTTGGTAAATGTCGTTTTTGATAAATACGTATCCGCTTTGTGTTAAATGAAGTTTTTGCTCTCGTAGTAGTCAATCACTCGCTTAACCTCCACCGATTTTAGCACAACGATTCTGTAATCTTTGCCGCACTTCCTCTTAACCCAAAAGTCGTGTGCGGCTTCTGCGATAGAGCTGTAAGTGAGCATTTTCGTGTTGCTGGTACGCTGGTGAGGAGGGTGGTATCGGTAGTCTGTGCCATACAAAAACTTCCCGGTCTTAATGTTCTGAATCGCAAACATCGTCTACCTCCTTACCAGTACCTCTGAACGCTTCTTTGATACATCTGCCGAACTCTTTAAGAGCTACACCAGCAGAGTAAGCGGCAAAGTCGAAGGTCTTCTCAATCTCGGGGTAACGACTGCGGACGTATTCAGCAAGTATGTCGTTTCGTGTCTTCATTTCCCAACTCCTCCTCGAGAATCTTTTCAAGCTCCCTCGTGCCGACAGCTTTCATGTAGGTGTGCGGAGCTTTGACGGTAGATACCTTGATTGCACTCTCCTCGATACGAGCCTTGAGACGTTCCAGCAAAGAAGCGTTCTCCACCTTGACACCATGATTGAAAAGTCGTATCTCGTCTTTCTTGAGCCATTTCTGCCACTTACCACAAGCGGAGCAGTAAAGCCCTGTCTGATTGCCGTGTTCCTCGGTGAAGAACTCCTTGCCACCACATTTGCAAACCATATTCATAACAGTGTCCTCCTTTACAGCTCGTAGTAAGATTTTACCGACTTGCCGATTTCTACCGACAGCTTTGCGGCAATGACACGAGCGTGTTCGTACTGGGCTTTCACACCAGTTTTATAAGTACCTTCCCATTTCTTCTCCGGGTGCTTTGCGGCTTCCCGGATATTGTTATCGTTGTCCATGAGAAGGTCAGCTTGGTACAGGTTCAAGAGCCGTACCAACTCCTGTTTTTCTGCTAACTGCATTATGATTCCTCCTTACCTTGAGACTGCCGCTGATAAAAGCTGTGAAGAATACTCTTTGCGGCAAGAATCCCTTCTTTATAACCGTCCTCACGCTTGAAGTTTCCAGTACGTCCATAGGGGTTGTTTTCGGATTTCTTGGTGAGAGCGTCTTGGAGAGCTTCATATTCCCATTGCTTCATATCTCAACCTTCTTCAAGTCTTCCTTGAGAAGAAGCAGAAGCTCCTTCAAATCAGCAAGGGTGAACGCTTCCTTGTTACAGGTGTTGGTTCGTCCCAAATGCTTATACCAGTTGATAATCGTGCCGCTGTCACGATGAATGATATAGAACTCGTCCCCCCAACGATAGAGAAGGAAGTTGTCGGTGTTCTGTGGATAACCGCACATCACATCAATGTCTATGATTTCATCATCGGTGAAAACTTCTCCGAACACTTTGCAGAAGTCGTTCCTGTCAAAGTGATACTGCGGAAGGGTTTCGAGATATTTACTCATTACAGCACCTCCTTCAATTTCAGACCACAATAGGTTGCATAACCGCTCGAGGTCGATTTCCTGTCGAACCACTCCGGGTGACGCTCCATTTCAGAATTGAACTTACGAGCCGACAGGATATAAGCACCCTCGGACTTCGCCCAAATCTTAAAAGCGTTGTACAGGTCTTTCGCCTTGATAACGGTTGGCGAGCTTTCCTCCGGGACACGCTCACAGCGGTTCTCGAGGAACTGCAATACGAGGTCGTTATCACGCTCGTACTTGGTAACAACCGATTTCAGACTGCCGCTCATTGCAAGTCCACGCTCCTTGTAGTGGATATACCCGCGCACCAACCACATGAAAATGCCGCTCATGCTGGACTGTTCGCACAGCTCGTCCTTGAGGTGAGTGTCCTGTTCCTCCGGGGAGAAGTGGCGATTGAACTCTACCACCTTGATACGTTCGGAAGCGAACAGGGACTTGTCTGTCACCATCGGAAGGTCGTTACAGGAAAGCCATAAGGTGAATTGCGGCTTGAATGTGATTGCCGACTGGTACAGCGCACGAGCGGAGATTTCCTCGCCGCCTGTAAGCTGTTTGATTTTCTCCTCGTCCAGCTTGCCGTATTCGTTGCTCTCGGACATTGTGACGAAGCGTTTACCCTTCAATCCGGCAAGGGTAGGACTGGCGGCTTCTGCGTCCTTCTGACGGTCTCCACGGCAAATCATACCGACCGGGGCAACCTTGGCATAGTCACCGAGCATGGTCTCTATGGTATTGAGCAGAGTAGACTTACCGTTACGAGTAGTCTTACCATGAAGAATGAACATACACTCCTCGTTGCTCATACCCAGCATGGAGTAGCCCAAAGCCCTTTGAAGGAAGTCTGCCTTGTCCTCGTCATTCTGTGTGACCTCTTTGATGAACTTCTCCCAGCGTTTACACTTAACCGTCTTGGAAATGGTGTGGTTGAAAGCGGTCTGCATGGTGAGAAAATCTTCCCAGTTATGCTCCCGGAAGGAGAAGTCTCGAAGGTCGTATGTACCGTTGAGACAGTTAATGAGATAAGGGTCTGCGTCAAACTGCACAGCAGAGATACGAAGCTCACCTGTTGCGTCCTTGAGGATTCTGTCTCGCATACGCCTGTCACCCATCTTATTGACGAACCCGGTATAAGACTTTCGGGTATCATCGTCCTCGATTTCTCCGCAGTAGAGAATCATCAGACGGACGAAATCTTTAATCTTCTCGGACACGAGAATTGCTCCTTCGTCCTTACGCCATGCCCCCTCGTGATAGGTGTACCAGCTCTTGTGTTCCGGGCAGTAGCGAGCTTCGTGAGAGTATAGCAAGCCGAACAGGTTTGCCATACCCATTTCAGACCATTCAAACCCGGAGCTGGTCTCGTCTGCTTTCTCGGGGTGATACTGCTTAATCAGATACATCTTTGAGGATAAGTCCTCGTCCATAATGACACGACCGTTGCGTGTCTCGAAAAGCTCTTGCATTATTCCTCACCTCGCCATTACCTTATTGAGAAGGTCTTCGTAGAGGTGCTTGTAAAGATTCCTCTCGACCATTACAGAGTTGTCAACAGGCTCACCATCGACCACAGGAGCGGCGATACCGAGTGAGCAGAGGATTCCAGCATTGACA